AACTTCTTGTCTAGATGTGGTAGTTGATTGATCTCATTGACAAACAATACAGTGTCTTGAAATGGCATGAGACATTTATTGACAACGAAAGGCGGGTATTTCTTCTCCCACGTTTCATCTTCACTATCCATCAAAGGTTCTTTTGTTTGGTTGATTGCGTTTAGATAATCTTTTAATTCATACATCAAGCACGTCTTCCATTATTATAATTCCATAATCCACCGTAAGCTTCTTCCATAGTCATTTCTTTTTTTGTTGCAATATTTTGCTCTTGACTATTTGCAGAATTTATATGAACCAAGTCTTCTTTTAATTTCCCATCTTGAATCTCACCAATATGATATAATCTTGGTCTATCTAACATACAAAAATGATAAACTAAATTTTCTGACATGGACCCAATAATTGACTTAATATATTCACGGTCATCTGTTGTCTGGTGTTTGAATGACATTGTACCATAAATGGAATGAAACAACCCAGCATCACAAACATACTGTTCTAGTTTCCAACCAACAAGAATATCATGCACACCAACCAAATGATCAATCAAATATCGACCGCTATGAGGAACCCTATCGGCGCCAAGCTCTTTTAAGAATTTAATTTTTGTAGTAGTCGAGTCTTTCATCAGTTACCTCTGTCTTGTAGCACTTAAACACAATACAACTCCGTAATCGAAAACAGTCAATATGCACAGGTTGTGCTTGATGTAGTCTATTAGCAGGAAATACCATTAATCTATTTCCAGTGTATGCAACATGTTTTTCTATTTTAGTATCATCTTCATTCCAAATTATAGTACCGCCGCCCCAATCTTTTCTCCATTCCATTAATGGATAATATATCATAGTAAAATCGCCATCATCTCTATGGGGCCGAGGGTCTAGTCCAAATGTGTGTGCATTGAAATAAATCCTGCGATAAGTATCAATACCATACACATCCTTAAATTTGTATTTATACATGAAACTATTCCACAAAGGAATAAGCCACTCAAATCCGCTATCTGTTATTTCTTTATCAGTTCTCCCCGCAAGACGGTGCCAATGATAAATCTCTTGCTTATTATCAGAACGATGGTAGTAGTGCCATAAAAATTCTTTGTCTGTTATTATATCACTAACCATCTGTGCATCATGATTAGATAAGACATTATCATAAACTTGTATCTTTGATTCAGCCATTATAAAAATCTAACCTTTCATTATTTCCACCATGTGCAATAGTTTTAAATACAATAACATACCTAGCTTCTTTACAAGTTCTAGAGACTGGCTCTCCTCTGTGCATATGCCAAGCATCAAAAACTACCAACCTATTACCCTTATATGGCACATGTTCAAGAACTTCTAAGTTTTCTATTTGATCTATTTCTTGAATCTCTGGTTCCCAAATTGTCGTACCACCACCCCATTCCTTTTCATCCCAATTGAGTTGAGGATAATATATCATAGTGAAATTGCCTGGGTCTTGATGAAGATATGGTGCTTGTCCATAAGTATGAACATTCACATAGCAATCTGCCAGCTGTTCAACACCGAACCTTTCACGCAATTTGCATCTTGTATAAAGACCTTTCCACAATTGCAATATTATATCATGGCTCTTTGTTTTTAAGGAATCTTCAGTCATACCAAATTTACTAATCCAATGAAAATTTCCTGGCGACTGTGGTTCCCAATCTCCCCATTTTAATCCTTTTGGCAATTCAAATGGATAATACCTATGATGCTGGGTTAGACTCTTTGCCCCCCACCGATATTTCATTGTAAGAACAAAATTTTCAATAGTCTTTGCATCTTCAATACTTAATACATCATCAAAAACTTGCACACTCATTTAAATTTGCCCCTTGCCATAATCTCTGTCAAACAAGCGAGAGTATTGATTTCTTGATCGGCGACAAAAGCTGACTTATACTGGTACTCACCCAATATAACAACAACATGGGGAATAGTACTGCCATCCATGCAATCGTACAAGCTATCATAAAGGCTACGGAACAAACGTACAGGATCATTGTCAAGGTTATTAACAACCCATTTACGAACATCTGTAAACTCCTTTCTTTTCATGTGACCCATAAGTTCTTTTATGTTGTCACTTTGTATATTTACCAAGATACCAGCGTCTATATTTCCAGAAACAGAATATCTTTGCAGTTCATTTAGAACTCTACGCCAGTCTGGAAAATGTTTTTGTACCAATGCTGCAACAGCCTTGGGTTCAAAGTTAACGTTTTCCTCTTTAAGAATTTCCAAAGAATGTTTGAAAAAATCGCCAGCAAGTTCTTGTTTCTCATCCTTTGGGATAGAGAAATCATACGTTGGGCATCTTGAGATAAGTGCTGGAATGATTCTATTCACATAATTGCATGTGAGAATAAATCCACAGTTTGCACTAAACTCTTCGATGAACCCACGCAATGCAGGCTGCGTTGATTGAGGATTGAGATAATCTGCCTCATCCAGAATCAAATATTTGCGACCACCATGCAATGACACAGTGGAAGCAAAGTTTTTGATCTTGGTTCTAAGAACATCAATACCAGACTCTTCAGAACCGTTGACCATCATATAGGTTAGGCCCAACTCATCAAGCAGTGCTTTGGCAGCTGTGGTCTTTCCTACACCCGGCCCTCCAGAAAATGTGACGTTGGGAAGTTCTCCCGCTGCCACAAATTCAAGAAGGGTTTTCTTTAGTTGTTTAGGTAATACGCACGATTGAACATCACTTGGACGGTATTTCTCCACCCATAAAAATTCTTCCATAATATATATTCCCCTTACTTACCATAATATGATTCTGGTTCAAGGGCAATAAAGTATTCAATATCCACGTTAGAGTTTTTGAAATTACTAATCTTATTCTTAGATACAGCAACCTCATAAGTTCCCGGCATCAGTTTTAGATTCTCAACTTTGAACCAAAACTTGTGATCTGTTTCAACATCATCAACATAATCAACTTCCATAGCAAAGTGATTGGCTGTGTCATTCTTCTTGTCAGTGACTCGAAGACTTCCGTTTTCCAATACCATATCTGGCACACCAATAACAGCAGCTGCCTTGGTAATGTCAGATAGTTCTTTATCCGAAAATTTGAATGACACTTCACATTCTGGCATCGTAATTTCCCGTGTCACAGTTGTGACAACAGACGGATCACTATACCAGTACTTGAGAGATTTTCTAGAACCTTCATTACCCATCATTACGAAGTCATCTTTAAAATCCAAATCTGGACTTTCAAATAAAGACAAAGATGCAAGGAATTCATTTAGATCATAAATCGCCACATCCTTCTCAAAAGTTTCAGCTACTGTAGCACGAGCAACAATGTTTTTCATAGCAGACATTGTTGTTAACGTTGACCCTGCATTGATCAAAAGGTTCTGGTTGATTGTCGAATAGTTCTTCAATACAGATACCGTGTTATCACTTAGTTTCATTATTAAAATCTCCAATTTTTTGATATAAATTCATCACCATATTTTCATTTTCTACGAGCCATTCTCTCATTACATCATTAGAAACAAAAATTGTTTGCCAACCCTCTCCTCTCGCAGCTTGAGCGTAAGGCCAAAATTTAGTAAAATCTTTACGCACTTCTTTAAACGCTGCTTTAGAATTAATACATTTTTGATGAGCAATTGCTCCCTCTTCAGTATCAAATTCTTTGTCATCAGAAGTTTTCCAGTATGTTACCTTCTCCTCTGGAATTATCTTTTCTGGAATAACTCTCACCTTTTTTTCAATCATCTTCACTCTCTTCCATTTGATTAATGTATAATGCTATAATACCATAGTGGATTACTTTTAGCAAGTCCCTTTTGTTCTTTCCACCTTTTTTTCCATATCGCTGTGCATATTTCATTATGTTCCCGATACAGAAACCTTCGCCATGACCACCGTCTATGATGAACTCTGTAGCTTGAAACTTGTTCTTACTATAGTGTTCATCATAGGTGGAGTCGATGTACTCTTTCAACTCAGCAAGAGCCTTTCCCTCATTATATTTGTAATCAGGATTCTTTTGCTTTTTGTTCATCATATAAACTTGCCTCACGATCTGACATATATTTGCGCTTCTCTTCTTCACTGTCAATGACATTCCAGTTCATAGCGATAGAGCGCCTCTCGCCTTCACCAAAGAATGGCAACACTTGGTGTTTCAACCATTGTGGGAAAATCAACATTGTTCCCTCTATGGGTTTAACGTAATCCTCTGTTTGCGGCCGAAGTTGCATAAGGTCACGCATAGAATTGACTCCCCAACACAGATGAGTCCATCCATCAACACCACCAGAGGCATTGTTGATTGTAGGAACATCAGGCGTATCCTTAATGCATTGTGGAACTGTCAACCATAGAAATCCAGACAACCCTGCCACAGTTTTTACACCATGATCATGGAAAGGATTATAGTCACCAGCATATGCATGATTGGTCCAACACTGCGATACCTCTGCTTTTGCATCACGGTCATAACCCTTCTTCAGATAGGTAGTACCCAGCTGATTGAAAACAACCTCTAACTGTTCACCTACTTGGGTATCAAACGGAAAATTCAACTGAGCAGAACGCTCATCTTCTTTCAATTGGCCAACTAGACCATCAGCAAAACTTTTGCTGTTTGGGATAATTTCGTTGTCAATATGCTCATTGATTTCATCAATAATTTCTTGTGGAAACTCTACTCTGAGAATATTGAAGTTTAGAATTGGACGCATAGCAATCTGCAATCCATTTGCAGACTCACCAGTAATCTCATTATATTCATCTGAACCTTCTGGGTATGTATTACCACCAGCTGTCCGAACTTTTTTCACACCATCGTCAGTTACAAAGATTTCAAAATCTTTTTCTTCTTCTACTTGTGTAATTGCTGCAGCATCTGTCTCAGCCATATCAAACTCCTTATTGTTTGGATCAATTATTTTATTGTAATTATCAACAGATAGCACACCATTCTTATTAGGTGAAAGTTGAACCCTACCATTATCGGTCAGGGCTTCAATACCAAAATCAGCAATGTTTACATCTTTTTGAACTAATTT